AAGAATTCCATCAAGCTATCTGCCAACTGGTGCAGATGATAGCCAAGCATCATATAATGACGGTCGCGTTGGCACAGCATACATTCAAGAATTGCGTTTTAACAAGTACTGTGAACGCTTACAAAGCCTTGTATCTAATGTATTTGACCAAGAATTTAAGTTATACATGTACCATAGAGGCATTAATATTGATTCAAATCTATTTGAATTAACATTTAATCCGCCTTTAAACTTTGCAAGTACACGCCAAAGTGCGCTAGACGGCGAAAGAATTAACACATTTAACACAGTACAAGCTGTTCCTTATATGTCAAAACGCTTTGCATTGAAGCGTTTCTTAGGATTGTCCGACGACGAGATTGCAGAAAACGAACGCTTATGGGCTGAAGAACAGAACAAAGGCCAAGGCACACATACTGATGCGGCTGGCGAATTGCGTAGCGCAGGATTATCAGCGGCAGGTATTGAAGGTGACTTAGGAATGGCTGGAGATTTATCAGCACCAGAAGGTATGACATCACCAGAAGGCGATGCAGCGGCAGCAGCCGCAGGCGGCGCACCGGCGGCACCTGGTACAGCTGCACCTCCAACTGCATAAATATTATTATGATTTTAAGAGAACTTTTTTACATGGATCCATCTATTCGCAATCTTGCGTCTGATATGAGATACTCATCATCTCATGACAATAGCATGGTTAAGAAATCGGATACAAGAAAGACTAGGTTAACTCTTAGACAAATCAATGAATTGAGAAAGAGCAGCGAAGCACACATACTTGATCAAGAGAACGAATTAGAGTTTGTTCACGCAATGTATGGAGTACCTCCTGCACCAGCAACACCAGCATAAACTGATTTTTTTGAACAAAATTAAAAAAATCTGTCGTTTTTAGGCTATATTATACCACTTTTATAATTAAAGTGTAAATATAATACAGCCTTGTAATCATACCACAGGAGAAAATAACATGACTGATCGTACACAATTTGAAGCCATGCTTGAGGCATTGATCAATGAAGATCAAGAAACAGCAAAAGAAATTTTCCATAATATCGTAGTTGCAAAAAGCCGCGAAATTTATGAAGAACTACTAGAGTCAGATTTTAACGCAGAAGAGCAAATCGACGAACTAGCAGCAGAAACTCCAGACGGAGATGTTCCACTTCCAGAAGAATCTGAAGAGGAAGAAGAAGGTGCAGACGACGAAGAAGGCGAAATGGACTTCGGCGGCGACGAAGAAGGTGAAGGCGATAGCGAAGAAGAATTAGAAGATCGCGTTCTAGACCTAGAAGATGCACTAGAAGAATTAAAAGCAGAATTTGAAGAATTAATGGCCGGTGAAGAAGGCGAAGAACACGGTGACGAGTTCGGCGGCGACGACATGGGCGGAATGGATGACATGGGCGACGACATGGGCGGCGCTGATATGGAATTTGACGAAGAAGGCGACGAAATGCCAGTATTCGAATATGTTAACAAAGTTAGCCCTCCAAAGCATGGTGACAACGGTGTAAACACTAAGTCTATCGTAGCTGGCAAGAACGATATGGGCGGCACAACCGCTAATATGGTAAAAGGCGGCGTTGCTAAAGGCGAAGGTACAAAAGGCGGTTTAGCTGATCCTTCAACAAAGGACCTAAACAGCGGTAATGTTAATGTACCAGGCGCAAAAAGTGCAACAAAATTAAGCTCAGTTGGCAAAGGCCACGGCGCTGAAAAGAAAGGCACTGGCGAACATGCTGACAACAAGCGTAGCATTGTTGGTGGTAAGTAATTTAAACAGAGACTATTAAAACTATGTCTTTATACCTCCGAGAGAATCTCAGTTTCAACGAAGCACAAATGATCGTTGAATCTGATGACAAAGATGGGAAAAACTTGTACATGTCCGGGATTTGCATCCAGGGCGGTATCAGAAACGCTAACCAGCGTGTTTACCCTGTGAGTGAGATTAGCAAGGCTGTTAAGACCCTTAACGATCAGATTCAAAACGGTTATTCAGTTCTCGGAGAAGTGGATCATCCAGATGATCTAAAAATTAACCTGGACCGTGTATCACACATGATCACAAACATGTGGATGGACGGTCCTAATGGTTACGGTAAACTGAAAATTTTACCAACCCCTATGGGACAACTAATTCGCACAATGCTGGAAAGCGGAGTGAAGTTAGGTGTTAGTTCACGCGGATCCGGAAATGTCAGAGATGACGGCTCCGGTGAAGTATCGGATTTTGAGATTATCACAGTAGATATGGTAGCTCAACCCAGTGCACCAGGAGCGTATCCTACACCAATTTATGAACACTTGATGAATAGTCGCGGTGGACTTAATGCCTTGCGTATAGCGCAAGAGGTGAAGGGTGATCCTAAAGCACAGAAATATCTCAAAGAGAGTTTATTAGCAATAATAAACAAACTCCAATAATAAGGAGAATCACATGTTGGATGCACTAAAACAGTTATTTGAAAACAATGTGGTTTCTGAAGAGATCAAGGAGTCTATTGAGGCAGCTTGGGAAGCTCGTATTAACGAGAACCGCGAACAAGTTACTCAACAACTTCGAGAAGAATTTGCTCAAAAATACGAACACGATAAGAACACAATGATTGAAGCTGTTGACGCTATGTTAACAGATCGATTATCTGCTGAACTTGTTGAGTTCGCTGAAGATCGCAAGTCACTATCTGAAATGAAAGTCAAGTATGCTCAGAAAATGCAAGCTGATAGCGCAGTTATGAAGGAATTCGTAACACGCCAACTATCTGCTGAAGTTAAAGAGTTGCATGAAGATCAACAGTTAGTAGCTGAGAAATTTGGTAAGTTAGAGCAATTCGTAGTCGAAGCCTTAGCTCAAGAAATTACAGAGTTCTTCAAAGACAAGCAAGATTTGGCTGAAACCAAAGTTCGCTTAGTTCGTGAAGGCCGCGAACAACTTAAGAAGATCAAAGAACAGTTTGTCGTTCGTGCAGCAGAGAAAGTCGAAGCAATCGTTAGTGAAGGGTTACGCTCTGAACTACACTCATTGAAAGAAGACATCGATGCCGCTCGTCGTAACGATTTCGGTCGTAAGCTATTCGAAGCATTTGCTTCTGAATATAGCACAAGCTACTTAAACGAAAAATCAGAAACTGCAAAATTACTCAAAGTCATAGACCTAAAAGACCTAGCTATTCAAGAGGCTGCACAAGCCGTTGTACAAGCTGAGCAAGTATTAGAAAGTAAACAAGCAGAAATTGCGGCTCTTAAAGAGTCACAAGAAAGAAAAGACATCATGAATGAATTATTAGCTCCTCTAAACAATGAGCAAAAATCAATCATGGGTGAATTAATGGAGAGCGTGAAAACGACAAAACTTCAAGAAAGTTTTGACAAGTATCTCCCAGCCGTAATAGCTGGTAAAGCTCCGCAGAAGAAACAGGCACTTGTAGAGGCAAAAGAAATTACCGGAAATAAACAAATTTCCAACAGCAATCGTAGCAGCGAGGACGAGTCAAACATCGTTGATATTCGTCGACTTGCTGGACTAAAAATTTAAGGAGAAATTTAAATGTCAGAACTACTAAATGGCCGTTGGGCAGAAACTAAGGAAGCTCTTTTAGAAGGCCTTCAAGGCACTAAAAAATCAGTAATGGGCGTAACACTTGAGAATACTCGTAAGTATTTGATGGAATCCCCAACTGCTGGTGCTACTTCTGCTGGCAACGTTGCAACTTTAAACCGCGTGATCCTTCCAGTGATCCGTCGTGTTATGCCAACCGTTATCGCTAACGAGTTGGTTGGTGTACAACCAATGACTGGCCCTGTGGGTCAAATCCACACACTAAGAGTTCGTTACGCTGACTCTGCAGATGGTGTAGTAGCAGGTGAAGAGGCATTAAGCCCATTCAAGATTGCTAGTGCATATTCTGGTAATAACAACGACTCCGTTGCTAAAGCTGCTTCTACAGCAACTTTAGAAGGTGCCGCTGGTAAGCGTATGTCCATTCAAATCTTGAAGCAAACTGTCGAAGCTAAAACTCGTAAGTTAAGCGCAAGATGGACATTTGAAGCTGCTCAAGACGCTCAAGCTCAACAAGGTATCGATGTTGAAGCAGAGATCATGGCTGCTCTAGCACAAGAAATCACAGCTGAAATCGACCAGGAAGTTATTGGTTCTCTAATTTCTTTAGCAGGTTCTGCTACTGAAACTTACAACCAAGCTGCTGTTTCTGGTACAGCTACATTCGTTGGTGACGAACACGCTGCTTTAGCTGTTCAGATCAACCGTGTTGCTAACTTGATCGCTCAGCGTACTCGTCGTGGTGCAGGTAACTACGCAGTTGTTAGCCCATTTGCGTTAACAATTCTACAATCTGCTACTACATCAGCATTTGCTCGTACAACTGAAGGAACTTTCGAAGCTCCAACAAACACTAAGTTCGTTGGTACATTGAACAATGCAATGAAGATTTATGTAAACAGCTATGCTAACGATAGCACATCTATCCTAGTTGGATACAAAGGCGCAAGCGAAAGCGATGCTCCAGCATTCTACTGCCCATACATCCCATTGATGTCAAGCGGTGTTGTTTTAGATCCAAGCACATTCGAACCAGTCGTATCATTTATGACTCGTTATGGATATGTTGAGTTGTCAAACACAGCGTCATCTCTAGGTAACGCTGCTGACTACTTAGGTCTAGTTGGTATCAACGACGGTAACGTTAAGTTCAGCTAATCCACTAACCCGGATTACAACTATAAAAAGGCCCTTCGGGGCCTTTTTTATTCAATAAATATCGTATGACTACTACACAACTCTCCCCAACTATCATTATCCAGCAAGCCGGTGATACTCCTACAGCGGGATTAAATCCAGTAGAATGGTTACACAGTGAAAATGTAATCAGTATTGACAGCTATGCTCAAACTAAAGATACATTGCGTACTATTTCTGGTAC